GGTTTTCCCCTCACTTTCGCGGTCTGTGCCGCGGCGGTTTTATACGGTCTCCTGCCGGATGCCGCGAATGGCGCTGATGACCCAGTTTTGTGCCTGCTGCCGGATCACCGTGCCGCAGTACGGGCACCGCGCGCTCGCGTTCACGTCGAGCGGCGCGCCGCAGCACAGCAAACAGAGCAAGAACTTTCTTCAAAGCGGCATCCTATCCCCCATCTTTTTCTACGCGGGATATCCGCTTTCAATTATATATTTTGCGCCCGCGCATGGCAAGAGCGATTTCCCTTTCCGCCGCACGCTTGAGCACAAAGCAGCCCCGCCCGGTACACGCCCGGACGGGGCTGCTCTTTTCGATGTACTTGTCCGTTCCTTACATTTTCCCCTGCTTGCGCCGAAGGGAGAGGCAGTCGGCGATCATGGCGATAAACTCGCTGTTCGTCGGTTTGCCCTTAATGCCAGTTAACGTGTAATATGGCTAAGCATTTTAGCGGATCGCCAGGGTTAACCTTCTTCGACTTTGGAAATTTTCTGGTTGACATTGTACGCACAATGGTTTACAATACAATCACAGAGGCGAGAGATGAACGCCCGAAGAAAGGAAGAACGACCATGAAAAACGAATTTACGAAAGAGAACGCCCACGAATGGACAGAACTTGACCACGTTTACCTTGTTCAGGATGAGCCGATCTACGGCTCTGGCGGTCACCCGGACGTATTTGAAAAGGCGTTCCGGACGCTGGAAGAGGCGAACGACGACGCCCGCGAGCAGTGGCACTACCTCACCGAGCGCGAGCGCAAGCAGCGGCACATCTGGGTGTTTCGCGTTGATCGCGAAGACCTTGACCAGAGCATCGCCGACGAAGACCTCCCGATTGACTGGAAAGCCTACGGCTGCGCCGGATCCACCGAAGGATGCTTTGACAGCCAGGAGGCAAAATAATGGCAAAGACCGAGCGCGTCAATATCCGCCTCACGCCGGAGATGAAAGAGAAGTTGCAAAAAGCCGCCGATGCGGAGAACCGGACGCTGACTAACTACATTGAAAACATAATCATCAAGGCATTAAAAGAGGAGGGCTGAAAGGCCCTCCTTTTTGCTTACTCAACGATACACTCGTAATACCGCACGAGCTTATCTTCGTCCGCGTCCTTATCGCAAAGGAACGCTTCGGCAAGGTCGGCGTAAAACTCCGTGTTGTTGACGTTGAATTTCTTCGCCACCTTGAAGTAGTCCGAGTACAGCATGTTCATGGCAACATAGAACTCCATCGGATCACAGTCTATTTTCTTCTGTTCAAGAAGATTTTTGGTCTGCTCGTAGCTCCAATGAGCGCCCCTGCTGCCGTCCTCATTCTCAAGGCCGTGCATCCACTCGTCCGCCATTTCGCGGGTCATTCGGTCGTACCCTCCGGCATAGCCGCGGTCATACTCTCCGCCGTAGCTCTCGCCCATGCGCGGCTCGTAGGAGAATCCAATTCGGCGGCGGTCGTCGTAGTAGTCCGTGTATTCGTCGCGGTAGTCATTGCGCGGGGCATAGCGCCCATTGTTGTAATGCTCGCGGCCTCGGCTGTCGCGGTATCTGCCTTGCGGCTCGTAGTCACGGTTATTCTGTATCTGGTAGTCTCGGATGCGTCTGATTCTGTCCGCTCTCATGTCGTCGCTCCTGTCTCCGCGTTAATGGCGGTAAGATCATTGCTCGGCGAGCAGCACGGTTTCCCGATCATTCGGAACGTGCCGCCCGTGGCGTTGGTGACTACAATCATGCTGTACTTCGTCCGAGTCCGCACACCACACGCAGTTACGGGAGCGCAGCAACGATTCGTCAGCGGGAACTGCGCCGTTCCCGCGCCAATGGTGAACACGACCGGCGCGTTAATCGTCGCCGTCGTTGGGATGCTCTGCGCCAGAACGATACAGTATTTTTCTCCGTTGGAGTAGTTGCCATCCGGGAGGTTGGCAACCAGATTTCCGCCGGTAAACGTAATCGTCTGGCTAATAATCAGCCTTTTGCAAAGCTGACAAACGGGTTTGCAAGCCATTATAAACTCCTTTCAGGGGCGGGATTTCCCGCCCCGATTAACGTTGGTCAGCAGCCGCAGCCGCTGCAAGTGTTCGTGTTGCAGCAATACGGGTTTGCAACACTGTACGAGGGGATAGGCGACGGGCGAAGCGCATTGATGAGCGTCGCGTTCTGTGCGCTCTGCGAAGCTGCGAGCCGCAGCGCCTGATTGTCCGCCTCAAGGGTCTGGATCTTGCTCTGCGTGAGGAAGTCGAGGATAGCACGGGTTCCGGCGTTCTGGTTGTCCGTGATGTCACGGGCAACGTTCTGGATGGTGTTCCGGGTATCGCACGCCTGCGTCGCCATGTCATAGCGGACCTGTGCGATAGCCTGCCGATTCTCGCAGCAGCAGTTCTGATTCTGCATCTGCATGGCGTTGAGCTGCTGCATGAGCGCCGCCTGCTGATTGCATCGGGCAAGCTCCGCCGCAGAGAAGCCGCTCGTCACGGCCTGCGTCACACCGGCAAAGCCGTTAAGCATTCCAGTGTTCATCGCGTAGAAGCCGTCACAAACGCCGTTGTTCACCGCGTCGATCTTACGCTCAACGTTCGCAAAGTCGGAGGCAAGGACATAGCCATCGGCTACGCCGCCGGAATTTCCGCCGAAGCCATAGCCGCCGTTGCCCCAACCGAAAATCAGCGCAAAGATGATGATAGCCCACCAACCGTCGCCGCCGAAAAGACCGCCTCGGTTATTGTCGCCCTGTCCGGCAAGAAAGCCGTTCATGAAATCGTCTGCCATAGAAAAAAGCTCCTATCAGTTTATTTACATCCGGGCGCGCGCCTCCCGGCTGCATTCGAGAAGCGGCTTTTAATCAAGATGCCGGAACTGATAGGAGAATGTTTATTTAAGCCCAAGACCTTTGGCGATTTCCTCCACGGTCGTTCCGCGTTCTTTCGCCATGTTCTCCGCCATCTGCCGGAGCTGGTCGGGCGTCTTGCCCTGTACCATCTTTAATGCCTGTTGCGCTCGCGGATCACGTCCCGCCATCTGCTGCATTAGCATCATCGGGTTTCCGCCGGTACGTGCGAGGCTTATCAAATTGAAAAGCGGATTATTCATCATCGTCTTCTACCCTCCGGCGCTTTTTCGCTGTCAGCTCCGCCCGTAGCGCGTCAAGGTCGGCTTTCGTCGCATACTCTACAGTCGGGGCTTGTTCCGGTGTGAAGAGTTTGAAATCAAAGAAGTCGGAAGCCCCCGTCTGCTGATTAAATCGTTTCAGGTAGATCATGCTGTGCCCGATGTCCGGCATTACGACACCGAGAGAAAAGTAGTCCGTGCTTGTGGCAATAGCCTCTTCGCGGCTAGTGACCGGCTTGCAGACGTATCCGGGAGCAATCTGCTGCATGGGCTGCGGTCTCTGGTATCCGCCGTAAAACTGCTGTGGCTGTTGGTAGTAGTTTTCCATTGCTTCACGTCCTTTCTGACCACATTGTCGCATAAAAAAAGAGGGCTAACCCATCGGTTAGCCCTCAATAATCCGTCAAAAACCCATCATTCGATTGCAGCGGCGATCTTGTCTTTGATCGCCCGTATACGGCGCTCTACCTTTTCTGTGCCGTATAGTTCCGTGTCCGTCTGCATGGCGAAAGAAATTTGCAAAACGCTCATGCCCTTTGCCCGCAGGCGGAAGATTTTTAGTTCCTCGTCGGTAAAGCCGCAGTCCCGCTCAAACTGTTCGCGCAGCTCGCGCGGGAATTGCAGCTTATTCTTTGTCCCCGGCGTTGTTAAACTCCGTAGGATGCTCTCTGTCGTCATTGGCTACACTCTCCATGTATGCTTCAAAAAGTGTCTCTGTGAGGCTTTTAGACACCTCAACGCCATTGATGCGGCAGAATGTTTTTACGGATTCTTTCATGATCCCGCAGTGTCGGTTTACAAAGTTTTTGTTGCCGTCAGGCGGCTTTGAACTTATCGTTCATTTCCTTGACGGCGGCTTCGAGAAGCACCTTAAGCTCGTCCTCCGTGGTTTTGATGCCCTTCTGTTCGAGCATGGAGGCAGCGACAGCCATGGCGCGGGACAGCTTCTCGTCGCCGTGGATATCCTTATACACCTGTTCAATGTACGCAACGGTAGTTGCCGCTACCTTGCGCTTGGTATCGGTGTTGACGTACTTTTCGTACAGCTTCGCGGCGTAAGACGCGGCAATTCCGCAGATGGCGAGGATGATGTACTTGATGATTTCCATGCCGTAGCTAGTGATTATCTCGTTCATTGCAAATTCTCCTTACTTCAAAAAATCGTTTTTCTTTAGATGTCCCGCGTAGACGCAGTTAAGATGCTGGATGGTGTTTGCGGCGCGGTTATTCTCATACAGCGGGTGCCCGGAGCAGTAGTCCTCATATCGATCAACGTCCCGAAGAACGTCCGCCCAATGCTCGGCGGTGTGTAATACGCCCTGCCGCACCTCATCGCCGAAGCGAAGGATGCGGCTTCGCGCTTCGTCCGCGCGGCACGCGGCGTCGTCCTCAATGTGCTTTACTAGCTTACAGTCTAAGGCGTCCAAACGCTTCACGATCTCGCTTTTGTTCTTACGGTTGGCGAGGATCAGCGAGAAGATGCCCGCAACGGCAGCCCCGCCGCACGCGGTGATAATTGCCTTTATGATTTCCATTTTCTTCTCCTACTTTACTCCGAGGATACGGTTCACTTCGCCCTGCACGAGATCGTAAAACCACGCGCCGAGCTTCTGCTTTCGCTCCTCGCCGTTGCCCCACTTCCCGTCAAGCACCTCCTGCGCCATCGCCGAGACACTTACGCATTTCCCGTCCTTTTCGTAGGGGCGGGGCTCTGCTCCGCCCGCCGCGCCATCGTCAAAATACGAAAGCGGCACATACAAAACATCCAGATCCAGCGGGCTGCCCCGGTACTGCTGCATGACGCACTTCCCGGAAAGATCGGGATAATGCTCCCCGTCGTTCCAGCCCCACGCCGCGATCCATTTGTCATACCCCGTGTCCCCGATGCGGTTTTCAAACCAGTCGAGATTCGCGTACACACCAGTCCTGTTCCCGGCCTCTTCCATGGCCGCGCAGAACGTCTTGCACATGGCGGTGATCGTCTCATTCTCCGGGAAACCGTTCTTCGCCTTATACCCGTCCGCGTCCTCCATATCGAACCACACGCCGAGACGGGGCTTCCGGCCATTGAGAAAGCGCAGACACCGCTCCGCCTCCAATTTGGCCGTCTGCACATTCAGCGCATAGCTGTACCAGTAGATACCCCACGGGATACCGAGCGCGTCGCATTTGGCGATGTTGCGTTCTGCCCATTTGTCGGCATTTCGGATTCCGTAGCCGCCGCGGATGATGACAAAATCATCCTTGTACGGCGTGAAATCGAAATCGCCCTGATGCTCGGAAACGTCAATACCATTCATTTCCATGTTCCTCCTGCTTTGAATTTTGCCAGCGCATTTTTCCAAGTACCGCCCTTGCGGTACAGCGTCGTTTGCTTCCACGTCCCGCCAACTTTTTCTTATGTGTGGTATTTCAAAATGACGTTTTTTGCTGTGCCGTTGTCGTTGTACATCCACTTTGCAACCTTTCTCGGCGTTCCGTTGTCGTTAAACACGAATGGCAAGCCGAGAAGCGCCGGGGCAGCAAAAGAAAATTCCTTTGTGACGTTGTCCACTTTCACGCCAACAACAACTTTGATAGACGCTCCGGCTGCCGCAATACCGGTGAAATAATACGTCTTTGTGCTCCCGCTGCTGCCGAAGCGCGATTCTGTGTAGGCTTCGCCCGTAACACCGGCAACATCGCAGCGGTGGTATGTTTTGTAAAAATCCGTGAAGTTGGGATTTGTCAGATGAAATGTGCGCGTCTCAACGATTTTTAAGGCAAAGTTTGTCCCTTCAAGCCGTGCAATGGATATTGTTCCCGTAACGTCCACCTGGTTGTTGGGAATGTATATTGTCTCCTTCTGCACCCACTCGCTTCCGCCGGGAAGTGTCGGGGCTGTTAAGCTCCATCCCATTCAACTCACCTCACACGATCTTCGCGTAGAAGTCACCGCTCTGCCACTCGCTCGGCGGCGTTTCGCTCGTGCCGACATAGATGTGACGCACCTGATCGGCGGCAATGCCGAACTTGGTGTAGGGGATGTCGTCGGCGAGCTGACCCGCGCCGACCGTCTTGTCCGCGATCTTCTCCGCCGTAACGACCTTGCCGCCGAGATTCGCTGTGCCTACCGCGCCGTTGGCGTTGGACAGCGCTCCAAGATTCGCCCGCGCCGTTGCTGCGTCTGCGGCTCCCGTGCCGCCGGAATCGACGGGTAGCGCGGTGGTCTTAAAGGCTGCTCGGATTTTTGACACGATGTTAGACCAAGGGGTTTTCCGATTCAGCGATACGGAAACATCATAGAACGGGAAATAGTCCCCGTCCGCAAGCGTCGCTTCTGCGGCAAGATCTTTTGTCGCCGCCTGTTTCGCTTCAATCGCATCCGGAATCGTAGTTTCATCATCTGCGCTCACATGGATATCATCGCCGGTTAACGTCACATTGCCGGATGCGTCCGGCGATTTCGTGTTCACTGACACAACAGAGCCGGAGCCGTTCATGCCGTTATAGACGGAAAATGTGGTAAACTCCCCATTGTCGAACGTGATTTTGTATGTGTCCGTCGTACCGGCGGCGTGTGTGCCGCTTTGCAGCGTGATGGACGCTATACCGTTGCCGTTCTTTACGTTGAACGTGGAGGTCGTTCCGTCCGTGAGCGTCACGGTGTAGGTGTCCGTCAAGCCGCTCGTTGCCGTCTTTGCAATGCTCTTGATGGATGAACCGTTTGTCACGGTAAAGTTGGTGCTTGTGTTATCCGAGAACGAGATTTTATAAGTATCCACAAGTCCGGATGTGCTGATTTTCGCAACGCTCGTGATTGCCCGACCGTCCGTTCCCTTGTCGCCCTTCGCGCCGGTCGCGCCGCGTACCGAAGTAGTCTTTACCTCCGTATCGTCAGACATGATGAACGTCAGGGTGTAGTCGTCGTTTAGGGTAATGCTCTTAATGCCGCCGTGCCCGTCAAGCGCCGTTGCAAGGTCGTTGATAAGCACCTGTCCGGTCAGGGACTTTGCCTGTCCCGCCTGTTCCATAACGAATAGGTCTGTCGTTGTTACGGTTGACGCTCTCGGAAGCTCGCCTACTGTTTTGTCCGCCAAGGATTAGCCCTCCTTCGTTTCCGCTGCAATCAATTTCTCGATAAGCAGCTTGATATAAACAAGCTTCTCGAAATTCTCCCATCCATCGACGCGGAGAGTTCCAAGAAGCTCCTTGATTTTGTTAAGTTCTTCCATGCTTAAACCTCACTGGCGTACTTCTGCCGCAGCGCCGCACGCTGTCCGCCGGTTTCATTGACAAGATATTCAAACTTCGTGTAATGCTCGAATATCGTCTCATCTCCGTTTGCGGCTACATAGCGGATTTTCGCCGTTTTCTTCTCATCTCCGAAGATCGCCGCCGCTTCCACGAACGAAAGGCCGGTCAGCGTGACATACAGCAGCCCAACCGTAGCAATGCCGCAGAACGCGCAAGGGTATTCACTTCCGTCCAGAAAAATAATTTTGTCCACTTTTTCCTCCTTAAATGAGCCGCAATCCTTTGATCTGGTGTGTTACACCGTTAACAGTAAATGTATAAGAGCTATCAACTACCGTTTTCCCGTAAAGGCGAAAAGCCTTGTTGGTAGAAAAGGATCCCGCGGAGGCGTTCATCGCCGCCGCTGTTGCAGCACCGGAAAAAACATCCCCAGCAAAATACCCGTTTGCAACGCCGCCGTTTAAGTATCCATTGGTATTCGCCGTCGTGATTGTTCCAGACCCTATCTGGCTGCCTTGGATTGTTCCGGCGTCGCCGCCGGTCTGTATCCGGTTGGCATAGACATTTCCGGTAAACGTTCCGTCTGTTGCGTATAGTTGGCCGTAGCTGTTTACGCGGAATTTACCGCCACCGAGGGCTATACCGTCCGCGCCGATGTACACACCGTCCACTGTCCCGTACAATTCCGACAGTTTGTTATAGATGGCGTTCTGTGTGATGGTAAACCCGCTGTCTTTGCTTCCGATGAACCCGGATGTTGCCGTTATCTTGCCGGTGATGTCTACACCGTCTTTCGTTGCCCTGAACACTTCCTGCCCGGAGCTTTCCAGCACAAACCCGTCCGCCGTCAAAGACCAACCAAAAGAGGCGGAATTGCCGCCGGTCTTCGTCACTCTCGCGGCGATCTCCTGTGCGTGCAGTTCCAAAGCCGCCCGCATTTCCGTTTCGCTCGCTTCTCTTGCCGTGACCTCCGCCTGAATGCTCGCGGCATTAACTCTAAGGCTTGTCCGCGTCTCGGCAAACTGCCGGGTGGTCTTCCGGTCGGTCGGGGATTTGTAGGGGTACTCATGGTCAACCGCGTTCTCCTGCGGTGCGGCGATACGCGCTGCCATCAGCGTGGAGAAATTCGTTTCATTGACGTAAATACCGGAGAAAACGCCGTTGATGGTAACGCCGTCGCCTAACTCTGCCGCAGGGTCGAGCTTTGCCCATTCCGTGTCATACGGACGATAGACAAATTCCCCGATGCTCTCTAAGATGTCATTCGCCATCTGTTGAGAACCCCACGGGCAGTCAAACTCTAAGACATTATCCCCGCTCCCGGCTTCATAACAGGAATCGTCGTCAACGTTGATGCGGACTTTGGTGTATTTCGGCAGTTCCGGCGTTGAAGTGTATCCCTTTGCGCTCCTCCCAATAAAAACCGATTCAGACAAGGATTCTGTCACCTCCGAACGTGAGGACATACCCGGCGGTATCCACGAGATAGTGTGTCTCGATGCCGATCTCATTCAGCCGGACAAGACGGAGCTTTCCATCGCCCGACATGATGAAATTTCCCGCGTACATTGCCGCGATGTACCCGAGGATTTCCCTCATAGCGTATCCTCCGGGATACTGCACCGGATACCCACGCTGCATGATGTCAAACGTGCGTGTATCGACCTCCACGCCAATATGCCCAGCAATAAGGCTTACAACGTCCATGTCCGTTTTGGGCCATTCGCCGATGTCCCCATTCACGGGAAAATCGTTCTCGGCCTTTAACATCGCGTCGTATCCGTGGAATACGATCTCGTCCGTGCTCTCCCCGTCGGAGCGTGTATCGATATAAAACACACCTTTCGGTATCCATTCACTTTCCTTCGTGTCATTCACGGCACGGATAAACGGCTTGATGGAGGACATTCTCTTGATCGTCGCCGTCGGCTTTACCATCGTGACATCGATTTCCGCGGCTACACAGCACCCGACCATCGGCTTGTCGTCCGTGAAAAGGTGCTGCGTGGTCTTGATTTCTTTGAGCATGTTCCCGCCGTATCCGCCGGAATCGGAATCGTAATAAATCCTCGTCCCGCCAAACGTGATATAGTCAGCGTGCTCGTCGATCAAATAAAACTCGTCGCCGATGACGAGCTTGGTCTCGAACCAATGCGTACCGGCGACGATTTCCTTATATGTTGCGCTTGTGTTCTGCATGGCTATCTCTCCACAAGGGCGAGCGCATCAATATTCCAGCGTTCTTTCCCATCACCGAAAGATGTATCGACCGTGGCTTTTCCTGTGCTGTTGTACATCGTCGTGACTTGCGTCCCCTTTAACCACGGGTTTGTGTAGGTTACTTCGACGTACTCTGGCATAAGCGCCGGTAAAACGATCTCGGCGTCTTTGGTGTACAAAGGTTTGAACGTTGCATCAATGCGGAATTTCGTTGCGATCCGTGCCCGGTGCATGGTGTAATCCATCGTGCGCCCTGCGTCCGGGCTGTCGCCGTCCTCTCTGGTCACGGTGTACCCGCCTCCGTCAAGATACGGAAGCATATCAACGCCGTTGACAATCAGTTTCATTTGCCGCGCCCCCTGTTCCGCTCTTCGGTATAGGTGTACATGATCTCACCGACCTTCCGCTTATCGAGGTAAACGTCGCTCGGTTTGATTTGTTCGTTGCCACGCGCAGTTAAACGGTCGAGAAGCGCGTCCAGCTTACTTTCCAACTCTGGGGATATACCATACCCATACCCGGAGGAAAACGCATTAGGCGGCACTACACCGCCCATAGCAACGGCGGGCATTTTCATGCTCAAACCGGCAAACTTATCCGTCATACGGCCAACGATGCCGTCCGCGACCATCGACACCCACTGTGTGTTTCTCTCAAGCGGAATAACGGCCTCCGAGCCGTCTTCACCGGCAATAAACGGAGTGCCCTTTTTTACGATGCCGCCCTTGGCGAGACGCGGGATAGATACAGAGCTTGCACGCCAGTTTATACCGCCGCCGCCGAAGAATTGCAAAACGCTGCTGAACGCCCCGACGAGGTTATTGAACATCGTAATAACGCCGTTAACAAACGCCTCTACAGTGCCAAGGATACTGTTGATAAGGGACGCGCCCCAGCGTTTGATTTCAACCCAGACGTCGATCCAAGCGCTCTTGATCTTGTCAAGCGCCGCCGACCAATCGCCTGTGGCGAAACCGTATACAACAGCGGCCAGAGTTTCAAAGATCGCCTTTATAAGTGACAATGCCGTGCGAATAGCGCCGACGATATTGTTAAAAGAATACTGAACGACGCCGTAAAGCAGAATGAATATTTGCGAAAGGACGTTGCCCTTTTCGGAAAGCGTTTTCAGCGCATTGTCGAACCACCCATTGACTATGCCGCTGATCTTGTCGAAAAACGCTGTGATGTCATCCCACCACCCGGACAGGAATGAACCGAGAGCAAGGAACGCTCCGATTGCAAGCGGTATCCATGATCCGGTGAGAAGGGCAAGACCGATACCGATTTTAAGAAACCCGGTTGACATCTCTACGCACATGTCTTTCGTAAGGCTTCCGGTGTTGATGAAATTTTTAAAAGCATCAATCAAATCCAGAGTGCCGAAAAGAACCAGCGCAATGCTCGCGGCAGTTTTCCCGAACGCAAGCCCGATAGCAAGCGCTGCTATCCCCTCCAACAGGTTTTTGATAAGCCCGAGGTTGTTCTTGATCTTGTCACTGATCGCTACATCTTCGTACTTGATTCCGCTGCCGGAACCGCCCCCGCCGCCGCCGGAGGACGAATCCTGCGCAATGGTCAGCGTATCAATGCCCATGAGCTGCTTTTTCATTTCCTTTGCAGCGCCAGCGCCGGAGGATAGATTGTCTCTCAACTTTCCCGTGTTGGTTATGGCACGCTTGAATGTGCTTTTCCCACTAAGAGCCGCAAAGAACGCCGCGATAGCGTCCACAGCCTTTGTGATCCAGCCGATGAGCGTCTGCAATACCGGGATAACAGCAGTAAGAATTGGGGCGAACGCCGCGCCCCATGACGCCTTTAGCCCCTGCAAAGACGCTTTCAGTTCGTTAATGCTTTTCTTCGTCTCCGGGTCGTTCTCGGCATAAGCCTTTACTGCTTCAATGGTGTATTGCTTTAGCTTTCGGAAAAGAACGAACAGCGAGCGGATACCGATGCCATATTTGAGCAGATTCTTCATGCCGCTTTTAATGGACTGCTGCGCCCCCTCCATTGCGGCCTTGATGTCAGCGCCTTTGGACGCATCGGTGATTGTTTGCGTCAGCTCCCCGGCTCTTTTTTTCTGTTCTTCCAGCTCCGCTGTCTGCTGTTTCAGTTTGTCAACGATTTTCGCGTCCTGCGCTTCAAGCCGCTGCGCGGCTTTCTCTTTCGCCGCGAGAATCTTTTCCTGCTCGGAAAGCTGCGCTTTAATTTCCGCCTGCCGCTGGGTCTCTTCGATCCATGTCTGCGGATCAGCGTTGGCGTTAATTGCGGTTTTTGCCTCGCTCTCGGCCAATGAGGATTTCAGCTTTTCGACCTTATCATAAGCCTGCGCCGCCTCGTCCTGCGCCTGTTTGAGCTGTTCAACGATGGGTGCGCGTTTCGCCTCGCCGCTCTCCATGTTCTTTTTGAGCCTGTCCATGTCGCGTTGGAGCTTATCCAATTCTTTGGCGGCTTGCCCGGCGTCGATTTCTACCGGGAATCTAAGTTCTGTCGCCATCGCATCACGTCCATTTCTTCAACATTTCTTCGTCCTCTGCCGTGTACTTCGTCGGTAGCGTTACCAAATCCCGATTATGCCGCAGCCATTCCCGCTCGTATTTTTCGAGCTTTTTGCCTTTGGCTAGTTTCGAGCGCAGCGACACGATCTGCGAGAATGCGCAGTCCCCGCCGATCTCCATATACGCACCCATGAACGTCCACCAGTGGAGATATTCGACAGAGCGACATTCGTAACCGAGCACACGGTTGACCGGCGCGACGATATAAGGGAAGTCCTTTTCCCAATCCACAAGACGGGCTGATTTCTTCCCGTGCGGCTGTCCGAGATCGATAAACCAGAAGCACTTCTCCAATGCCTCCGAATAGTCCGTCAGTTTTTCCCAACCGGGGAAAATCGTCTGTATTGTCGCCTCCGCCTTGTCAGCATCGGAAAAATCAGGGTCATTCAGAACCTCTATGAGGTCGAGAATAACCCTGTAGTCCGAGCGTATCGCATGGTCTGCACCGCCGACGGAAAGCGACATCGGCAGGGAGTAGATCATTTCTTGAATTTTGCGAGATACTTTTGCAGCTTCGGATTCGTCTTTTTCTTTTCCGCCGTAAAGGTATCGTTCATGTTGTCGATGAGGCAGAGCATCAGGTTGCACCACACAGGCAGACCGTCCGCCATCGCGTAGGTGTTCATCGTGCCATACAGGGGAGTGCAAACGTCAAAGCCGAAAAGACCGTTGATAAGCTCTCGCATCTCCCCGTCCATCGCACGGGCGGCAGCAAAGATTTTCTTCGCGTCGTTCTCCCCGGCGAGCATCGACTGGTATTTGTCCTGCTGCTTGTCCATCGCGTCAAACGCATTAAAAACGCGCTCGATAAAGTCAATGTCGGTGAGGTTGAGCAACACCGTCACCTTTCCGTTGATGGAGATTTCCTGTACTCCGGTATCATGTCTAAGTTCAAGCATTGCTTAACCTCCCGTTCTCAGGCCGCCGGGGTAAACTCGATAGCGCCGCTGGTTCCCTTCGTCGCCGTGCCGATCGTGCGCTTGCCGCCGTAGGTCACATTGATGGGCATTCCGACGCTGCCGCCGCCCTCGCCGCCGAGACCCGTTGCCTCGACCATGCAGGATTCATAGCGCTCGGCAAACCCGGCGTAAGTGTGGACAATGAGCATGTCCATAGCAGCAAGCGCCATCGCGTCCTGATCGACAACGGCAAGCTTCCAAATCTTCTGCTGCGCCGCGTCGCCGCTGTCCAGTTCGCACGGCTCGAAAGACTGCGTAATGACAGGCTTCTTCATCGTGCCGTAGGTGTCGCCGAGAATGTCTTTCTTTCTCTCGGCAGACCAGTCGTATTCTTCGGAGCTGTCCTCCACGCGCTTGCCGATCACCGACCAAACAGGAGCGGAACTCGTGCCGGTATTCAGATAAGCGAGAAGCAGCTCACGCGCCACAGTCTGCCCCGCAGCAGTGGTAAACGTGTATTCAGCCATTGTTAAATCACCTCGTAAATTAAAGTTAAGAGGATCTGGTGATCCTCTATGTCTCCTTCGTATCGGGCAAAAAGAGCCGCCGCCGTGTCTCGTTTGACTTTGCGCACGCGGATACCGTCCGCAATCGTCAGGCTATCCGCGTTCGCCTCCGCCCACGCGCCGTATGCATCCAGCACCTCGTCCGCGCTCATTCTCTCGTCGGCGTTCTTCGCCGGGACGCGATAAATGATTTTGTACTGATACTGCGCCTGATACGATCCGTCAATAAACTGCTTGGTTTTGTACGCCGCCTGAATGGTGGAAATGCATAAACCGCTTTTCTCGCCCAGCCATTCAAAGTCGAGCTTGGAAAGCGGTTTGTCCGGGTACGTATTCAGCCATTGCCGAACGGCACGGCTCACGTCTGCATTTTCTTCCGCAGACACTAAGGTTTTAGGTTTCTGTTCATCCAAGGGACGAGATCACCGCCTTTTCTGCGACACGCGCCCACTTGTCGCCGTTTTTCTTGTAAGATGCGTCCATCCAATGGGATTGAGCTTGCGGGTGCATGTCCGTCGTAAAAACAAGGTCTTTCGCCGTCGGAGTGAGCGTTGCGCCCTTGTGCCAGCGCAGCCCTACATCCGGTATGTTCATTGGGCCTTTACCAGTGGCGGCGTCAACCATGACCTTGCCTTCGTACAGATATCGGGCTTGGTCGCCGGTATAGACGATCTCGTTTCCATCCGTCCGAGCCATGTTTGAAAAAACGCCCGTCAGCGCAGGGACAAAGGGAATCGTGTCTTTCAGCGCTTGCGTTGCAACAACGATCTCCGCCGCTTTACAGGCGGATTTGAAGTCTTCCCCGCTCACGGTCTTGATCTTTAGCGTGATCCTCATTTGCCACCGACCTGCCAATGCATCATGTCGCCGCCGAAATCACGGACATCAACCGTGCTCACGTCAAACGCATAGTCGTATTTCTCTTGCAGCTGCGCAAGGCTCATCATTTCGGAAACCTCGCCTTTGACAAAGTAGGTGGACGTGGAATTGCTATGTCCGCCGCTGTCCAGCGTCCACAAACCCTGTTGATCCGCCGCCGCATAGAACGCTTTTGGCTCGACATACGTTTTCTTATCCCCGGTCGTGCTGACTGCATCAACGGAAAAGGGGATGTAAAGTGTAGCGGCGTCAGCGTCGGCAAGCCCCGTCTTTGCGACATTCGTTCCCTTGGACACGTCCAGAAGCACACCACGCAGGATGGTGATGCTGCTGTGCATCTTTAGGTCGTCGTCCTCGTAGGAGTTAAAGACAGTCACAGTATGTGGGAACACAGCGCTGCCCTCCTCTGTACAAAAGCCCCGTCCACGCAAGATAATCCATGGCGATGTTTTCCAGCGTTTTCCGGGCGGCTTCCGCCGTCTCCGTTCCGCTTGCGTATGTTTTGCTCCACGCGCCTACGGTCTGGCTCTTGACCTCGCCGCCGCTCATGCTCTGCGCTTTGGCGTTCTCAATAATTTGATACTGTTCCGCCAGCGCACAGCAGCACATAGCAAGCGCGTTGTCATCGTCCGGGTAATCCTTCGCCTTGCCCATGGTGTAATAGTCGATAAAGGAGCTTGCCCGCGTTGCTGCACGGGCAAACTCCTGTTCCGTCAGGGCGCTGCCGAGATATGTTTCGGTGTAAAACGTGTATGTTGCGTACATCTGCGCCCCTCCGGTTTATCAGCCGACAGTGACAGCGGCAGTGCCGGACTTCGTTCCGTCCTGCTTAGAAACGGCGGTAACAGTCAGACTGGTATTCGTCTCATTGGAGGCGATGGTAAGAGTGCCGTTTTCGTCGATCTTCGTTCCAGCCTTTACAGCGGAAGACCCGGCAACGCCCCAAATGACGCCGTTAGACACCGCGCCCTCGCCGGTCACAGCGGCGGCAAACGCCTTGCTCGCACCCTTAGCAACGGTAGCGGTGGCCGGGGTAACGGTAACGGTGTTGACCGTACCGGCAGGAGCGTACACCGCGAACGGGCAGTATTTCGACAGGGTATCGTTGTACGCCGTCTTCGGGTTCGGGATTTCCCAGCCCAGACGCATAACCGCACGCAGAGCGACCATGTCATTCTGCATGAGGTTGTAAACGATGGAGTTGTCGGAAGGATCCTGCACAACGCCCTGATCGAAAATCTTGAACGTGATGTCCTGACGGATGGAGTACACCAGCTCCGACCAGTCACCAGCAAACATAAGCGCCTTGGCAGTGTCGAAAGCACCATTGCGCGGGAAGTACATGGGGGAGCCGTCCAGCGCATAAGGCGTCGCGCCCTGCATATCGGTTTTGAAGATGGGATTGCCGTTCAGGTCTTTCAGACCGCGCAGCTTCGCACGCATCTGGATAGCGGACATAATGCCGTTGACGAGATAGCCGCTTTCCTCGACCTTGGCGATCACGCCGCCCTCGGCGAGAAGGTCATCATAGATGTACGGCGTCGCAGCCACGACGGAACCAGCCTTCGTGCAAGTCTCAAGGACGCTATCGCGCCAAGAGGTGGGCTTGTTCGTGCCAAACAGGATCGCGCCGTCAATGACCTTACCGAACGCCTCGACCAGACGCGGGCGGACTTCGCCCCAGATGTCATAATCAGCATCGTCAAGCACCGCCTCAGGAATGGGGACGATAACGGCGATCTCTTCGGCATAGATTTTCTTCTTGTCCCACTTCATCTTGGTAGTCTGCTTCATGCCGGTATCACCGTTCACGAAGTAGGCAGTGGGAAGCATATCCAGAACGTTCATCGTCTGGGTCTTGCTCGTCATGTTGGGGAGACGGCGGCCCATCTGGAGGACGGCGCTGCCCTCGGTCACACCCTGAATGATCTCACGAGTGACAGGTTCCGGAATAAGACCGGAAAGGTCAGTTCTGTTTACAATGTTAGTAGCCATATTAGTCATGTTTACCTCACAATTCTCATTTAAATTTGCCCCGAATAAGGGCGTTCATAGCGTCGTTCGTGCCATTAGCACTATTGCCGCTGTTCCCTACGTGCGCGGACATATCCACACGCACGGAGGCGGGTTTGCGATCTTTCAGAAACTCGTCGGCTGCCTTTTCAAAGCTCACCGTATCCGTTACTTTCTGCCCGATCTTAAAACAGTAAAATTCCAGCTCATCAGCCGAGACGCCCTTTGCGGTAAGATACTTTTCCCGCTCAAACTGCGTTACCTTCGCTTCGGCGGCAATCCGCGCCGCCTTTTCGGTGTCGCGCTCTTTCTCGATTCCCTTGAGCTTGTCCGCTTCGCTCTGCTGATTGGCTTTCCAAGCCTTATAAGCGTTCATTTCTTCCTCGGTGGGCATTCCTTTGGTTGCCCGAGCAAGACGCTTTGCAACGATGGTATCTACTTCGGCCTGTGTAAAAGTAGCTTCGTTCCCGCCCTCGGCGGTGTTGGGATTGGTATTCGGTTCTGCCATGATGTTTCCTCCGTTTTCCGCCCGTCGGCGTATTCCGTTTATGCCCGTCGGCAAACAAAAAAGGAGCCCGTCCCGAATGGGACAAACTCCTTGAATGTTTTATTAAAAATTGCGGCTCGTGCGGGCGTTCCCTCCCGCGTCAACCGCGCCGAGCTATTGCCCGGTGCCACAGCGGCGAACCAACTGTGCGCGACTGCACGATTTAATGACGCCTTAGTTGGCGGCGCAAGCTGGAATCGAACCAGCAACGGCAGGGCGGCGTATCCTGCATCTCAGATTCCCTCGCGGGAGCGTCGGGAGCCTTTCCGACCTCACCCGTCCGTGTTCCCATTTGCGCCATAAATGCGTGACCGCCAATGAGTAGTGGCGGCGCGGATTTGCTCTGTTCCCGCAAACAGCTTTTTTCTGGTGCAATTTTGCACCGTGGGGGCGGTTTATATGCCGTCCTCCCCTCGCCGGGCGGCACTCTCTGTCACGCTTTTATATATGCATGGCCGCTGTTGAGCAGTAGCGGCGCGGTATTTGTATCCCCCTCCGCAGGGGCAAGACAGGGGGAAAGGAAGGAAGCCCTGCCAAAGTAAGACCGTTATTTCTGTACCCGCCACAGGGTCAGGCGGCGCTCTCTGTTATGCTTTTATCGTTGGTTTATTTATTGGCCGCTTTCTTCGCCTCTCGAGATTCTTTCGGCCCGAACTCCGCAATATTCCCGCGCTCGTATTGTGGCCGTAGTCCTGCCGCCTTGCTGAAAGCCTCGTATTCCTCATTTAGACGACGATACCGTACAGCCTTTGTGGTATACTCCTCATCATCATCTCCGCGACCTTTGGCGGCTATCAGCTCGCGTTTAACTTTACGCAAGGCCGCTTCAACCTGTCTCTGCTTTTGTGTCGCCTCGTAAAAGGTGTACTGCTTGCCCTCAAACTCAAAAGGCGGCGGGTCAATGTTCTCCAATTCCTCATCGGTGTATGTCCGCTCGGAAACGCCCTCGATCCAGATATGGTACATATGGCGGCAGTTAGCGCCGCACAAGCCGTCCACCTCGTCAAGACCGCAGACCTCATATATAGACGGGTAAATATCGCCGGTACGGACGGAATAAACGCGCCCCTGCCATTTCTTATGGCTCGCCCATGGCGTTTTACCCTCTCCGTCACGCGCTCCGCGGTGCGCCGTAACCTCTCTGTATGGCGTGTCAAGCAACGTCGCCGTCTGCTCCGTGTACTGCCGTGAAAGCTGGGTAACGCCCGTCATAACAGCTCTGCGGGCAGCAACGTCAACACGGTTATGCCAGCCGGATTCATAGTCAACGTACTGCAAGCCGCTGTCCGTCAGCATCTTCGTTGCGTCACGGATCGCCACGTTATAGCTCTGCCCGCTCTCCACGCGCATCAAGGCGTCGTAAAGCACGCGCTGGTACATACGGCCTATATCATCGACCTTTACCGTTCCGTCCGGCGCTCGGTACGCAAAGCCCATGCTTCGGGTAATGTTCGTCAGCTCTCCAAGCGTCTGCATCTCAATGGCGTTGATTTCCTGCATGAACAGGTCAGCATTGAAATTGTTTTCGCCGAGAATAAGGTTGTCGTCTATCAGCGTATCAAAATACTGCTGGTTTCGTTGAACCGCCTTGTTCCATACGGTGTCAAACTCGCTCTGTGTGAGCTTTAGGGCTTTTCGGATATACTCGTTGATTTTCTTGTAATCATACCCCCGGCGCTGTAAAGACCGTATGTGCTCTATCGCCGTCTCCGTCATTTCGCCGGTCACGGCTACACGGGAGCATATATCCTCAAGTACTTGCTCCTCTAAGCGCTGATAGAGACGCATAAGCGGCAGGGGCAGGGAATACATAAACTCCGGCGTGATCGGGTATTTCATTCATTTTCGCCCGAGACAAGGCTCTCCATCTTCGGCAGGGCGGCTTTTGCCGTCGCCTCGTCCTCGTTCATATAACGCATTCTGAACTCATACGGCTGCATGATCCCCATCTGCACCATACGCGCATCTCGGTTGAACTCCGATTCCTTGTCCTCAATGATGGAATCATCGAAATCGACGGTTATCTCGACGCTCTCATTTAGCCCGGCGTTCATGTAAGCATTGCCCATTCGGAGAAGAACGCGGCACAGTTCAATGAGAACGCTTTCAAGGATGATCTCGTGCTTTTTGATCGTGCGGAACATCTCGGAATTTTCGCTCATAATCTGCGTCGCTGTGGACACGTTGCCATTGTCGTATTTGTAATGGTTCTCGCCGAATCCGCACTTGCTAGACAGGAGATTCAACATATCCTGAATACCGGCATTGTGCTCTGCCGCGCGGAGCTTCATGTCGATTTCTTTAACAACTTCTTTCCCGAGCCCGTCCGCCGGTAAAACATGGAAAACGGCGTCATTCGGATCAAACAGAGGTTCGCCCTCTATTGTCTTTGTCGCCTGCGGCTGCACCATAATGCGCTTTTTGCCAAGCAGAAATTCGTTGACATAGCTGTCGTAAGCTATGTCTACGCCCTTTATCTGATCTATGGCATTCGCAAACACCGAAATTCCCATCGGTAGCGTTGCATCAACGTTGTTGACAATGTTCAGCCGGTCAATGACGAACATCCGCTGTGTAAAATCAGTATGGACAATGGGAGCGATGTTTTCAAAACCCGGAACATCCGCAAGGTTTACCTCTAAGAGACTGCCCTTTGTGTCGCGGAAAAGAAGGTTTTCGATATCGTATTTTCCCTCTCCCGTTCGCTTATGGATGCAGATATAAAGGTATGTGTCTTTCTCAACGGACTTGTGAGAGCCAAACGCGCATTCGCTGACGATGCCGTTTTCCCAAGTCAGCGGGAGGATGAGATCAGCGGGCACATAATCAATTCGTATCTCTCCGCCGCTCGCGTTTACCTCACCCGTGTTTACGTCCACAGAGGCATTAACGACAGTTGGAACATACGCAACCGTTCCGCGCGCCGCCTTGATCTCCTGCATTTCATTAGCCTTTACGGAAAAGTTGTTGCGAATAAAAACAGAATCAATAAAATCCTGTTCTTTCTTGCCTTCAAGGGTTATTTTGCATTTCTCGTTCAATAGCAAGTTCGCCCAATCCTCGCATACCTTTTTCGCCATGCCGAGCGAATACCGGCTGCATTTTATAAATTTCATGCCATTCCATACTTTATAATTATGAAACGACTTTACATGGCCATCATACCAGCTCTGCCAATTAGCGATATAAGTATAAAAACTTTCCGGGATAGTGGTATATCCCTTTTTCCGCAAAACTTCGTATATGTTCATGCTCTCACTCCGTACAGTCTATATGCCGGTTCCATCCCATACCGGATAGCGTCTATTGCGTGGTTGTTTTTATCTGGGTATCCGCTGATGATCTCGCCGTCTTTGTTCCTCTCGTACTCATAGCCGACGATCTCTTTGTATGCATTCGGCGTCCTGCGTTTATCAATAACGATCTTTCGGCGTTGCAGCCACTTCATACCGTATTCAACGCTTCCCGGCCCCTTTATTGCCGATCTCGCATCTACTCCACTCGCGCGAAAGTCCACGATACTTTTCGGCTCCGCGCTGTCGCACGTAATCGGGAAATCGTTATAATGGTGTTCGCGTATCCATGCGGCATTATCTTCGTTGCTCGTCTTATTAACGTAATGCTCATCAATCAGATATAGCGTTTCTCTGGCAACGTCATAGTAGATGCGGATAAAGCAAAACGGGTCAGGATACCAGCCAAAGTCGATGCCTTGATAAATCCTGTCAAACCGCTTTACTTCGTCGTCCGTAATTTCCCGAAGCTCCAACCGCTCAAATACGTTGCCGCCCGTTCCTACCGGCAAACCAAGGTATTCGTGTTGGTATGCTCTTTCGTCGGTCTGTTTGAGGTATTCGGCTTCGTTTAAGAACTCTTCTCCGAGCCAACTCTTAGGCGCATCAAGGTAGGTGCTTATGTGGCACAGTCGGTTCGGCTTGTCTTCGGCGCTGTCAACATTCGCCCAGTTATCACGGCTGATAGGCGGGTTGTAGCTCTCGAAATTCCAGAACTTATCCCCACCGCGCATCGTAGACTGCAAAATGGTTCGTATCTCCGCCCTGCCGGAAAACTGATCTTTTTCCTCAAAGTGCGTAACGGCAATATACCCGAACGGGACTTTGATCGACTTGATCTTCATCGGATCGTCTGCGCCACGGAACATGATCTTTTGCCCAGTCGGTCGGTAAATGATTTCCATCGGGCTGACCTTTGCGTACCATAGCCCGGCCATGCCAAGCTCAGCAATCGCCCACATATACTGGTTAAACACACTGTCTCGCAAAGTGTTTGCAACCTTACGAAGTACCAGCGCGTGAGTATTTGGATTGGCAATCAACAGCTGCGGCACAAGCAGGGATACGGTTGACGATTTCAGGCTCCCTCGACCGCCGCGAATGTCGTAATGCGTATGCCCGTGCCGCATTACGTCTTTAGCCAGATCATAAAATACCGGAGCAAGCATTTCTGACATTTTTATATGTCCCATTCGATGACCGCTCCTCTATCGGTTTCTGGGTCTGGGTAGTCTTTTTGGTTGAGATACTGCTTTCCGAGGAAGATCGCCATCGTGGCGTTCTTTTCAGCTAAACGCCATTGCATTCTGCGGAGCGATATTTTCCCACGCCCGCGCTTTTGCTCGAAAACCTTGGAAAAAGTATCTCCATAAACTCTTTTGCACCAGCTCTCGAGGGTTTTTTCCGAAACCTCGAAAGCGTCGCATATTTCGTATATCGTGCATTGCAGACCGCAGAGGCTTTCAAACTGTTTTTGATCGATTTCCTTTCTCGGCCTTCCTGTCTTTGCCATAATCGCCACCCTTTCTTTGCTGGCGCTGGATGAATTTCTGCATGTCCCGTTTTAGATGCGGGCTGTTCGTTTTCGCTATGATTGCTTTCGCTTCTTCAATCGTCATGCCCAAGCCCTGCCACGATTTTCTTTTCTCTGTCGGAAAGCTCCCAAACGTTTGTATCACATACTCTTACTTTCTCGGCGGCGGCTTTCTTTGAAAGTAAATATCCGCTTCCGAATAGTGCTTTCCCGCTTTCCTTCTGCGCATCAAGCCCACGAATAAAATGCACATCATCTGCACAAATCTCAAGTGATACACCATGCGCCGCCATGTAGCAAAGCATTGTTGCCGTTAATACTTCGTCCGGGTATTCATATTTGGGAAGTGTTTTGTGATGCTGTGCAAGATTTTCTTTATTCGCTTCGTCCATCTGCTCTCTCAAATCAGATGCGGCGATAATTTTTTTTCTCCCTAAATTCGTCACAAATGACGTGTTTACGCTCGCACCGTTTTCATAAACCACGCCGCTACCGCAAGCAACATAGTTTGTTTTACCTCGCATGATTCCGAGCAACGTCAAAGTCGGCGCAAAAAGAAAATATGCAATGCCGTTTTTGGTATACCATTCGCAGATTTCAGAAATAATGGAAAATGGAGGATTGTCAATAACAACGCACCCTTTTGGATAGCTTTCTTTTTTGTAATCCCCTCCGGGATAAAAAGGGCGAACAACAGGTGGATTGCCAAGCTTATATTTTTTCAAGCACCACTGTTTGGCTACATCGTAAATGTTTGCAGGTGTGTAACAATCGTCCGTTGTTTTCTTCGCCTCAAACTTTTCAAGGAAAGCTTGGTAGTCCTCATCATCGTCTGAAAGCTCTCCACGCTCCATCCTTTCCCGGAACTCCTGCTCTCTTTGTTCGTTGGTCATTTCTTCAATTTCGGATTCGTCCAGCTCCGGAAAAGAAAAGTCAAAGTCAAATTCCGACAGGTCGAGACCGTCCAGCTCATCAGCCAACAGGTCAAAGTCCCAATCGCTCTCGTTGCTCTTGTTATCCACCAGCCGCAGGGCGTTCACTTGCTCCGGTGTCAGATCGTCCACGCAGACACAGGGCACTTCTTCCATGCCCAACTTCTTCGCCGCCAGAACGCGGCAATGGCCGATGACGATCACGCCGTCGCGGTCGATTACTACAGGCTGGACAAATCCGTACTGTCGGATGCTTTCCGCCACGTTGTCGATCTGCCGTTTATCGTGCTTCTTTGCGTTCCGCGCATACGGCACGATTTCCCCGATGGGGATATTTTTTACATTCATAATCCTCTCCATCTCCGTCGCCCCCTCCGCTGCGTACGGCTTTCCCGCCTTTCGGCTTCGCCCAAAACAAAAAGCCACGCTTTGGCGCTCGGTGATCGTCCGGCGTCTCTGCGTGGCTTTGCTTATTAACATTATATCACGGGTTTTCCGGAATGTCACTGACAGAATACTGACAATTTACCTTCCTCCGTGTCGTGCAATGTTGTACCCCTCAAGCGCTCGTGTTGCCTTGCGCCATACCGTGCGCTCATCGCAGCCCAACTCATTGCTCAGCCGGTCAACGCCGTCCCTCTGCTTGTCGATGTACAGCGCTTCAAGGATTCGCCGTTCCTCGTCTGTCAGCGTGGCAAGGGCTTTCTTCGTCAGCCGCACCTCCGATTCTGCAAAGCGGAGATTGTCAGAAAGAAGATCGATCAGGCAAATGCTGTTGTTCATGCGTTCCTCGTACGATGTGCCGCCGCCCTGCACCGGGGCCGTCCCCGTGGATGCGCTTTTAATGGACGTCATGCGGTCGCGCTCCATATCGATCTCCTCCGGTATGGACAATATCGCCGCCTCGTTTTTCCGGAGGTTGAAGAGGTCGGCCTTGCATTTCATTTTCCAGAGTTCGTTCACTTTCTCACCTCGTCATTCTTTGTTAAACACTCTGTGCCGCATTTTTAATTCTCTCGTATGAATTTATATCCCGGATGTCTAAAGCGTTCACAGCGTCCCTTGCAAGCATTGTTTGCAGCCGTTCAAGCTCTTCCTTGCTGCATTGCTGGATACTGCACGAAAGCAGAAACGAATCGCGGAAAATTTGCGAAGCAGGGGCGCAACGAATCATAATCCCCGTCTCGTGCCTTGTCCCGCAATACTCGCACACGCTCCCGGTTATCGGTGCTCCGCAGTTCGGGCAGTTTGTCATATCTCCCACCCGAATTCGTCCTTTATGGCGTCTCTGACTTCCCAGATGTTTAGGTTCTTACTGTTCACGCTCTCGCGGATGTTGCGCACCTCGTCCGACATGCGGTTCACGTCCTCCTGCGTAGGATTGAAGCAGGACATCCATGCCCAGACGAAGATCGTCATGGCGATGGATACGGCCTTGTGCATGGAGACGTCTTTCGGCTTGCGCTTAGATTTGCTGCTCATCGGTTAAACCCTCCAACACGTCGTCCATGCCGCCGGTCATTTTTGCGCCATACATGCACATCGCTATGTGCGACGATGAAAATTTTCTGCCATCCTCGTAATAACAAGGTGCAACCAATTTCATCCCGTCAACAAAGCGCACCAACATGACCGGCGTTGCCCACGGTGAGCCGGTAATTCCCTGCACCATTATATCGCGTTTGCCAAGGTCGAACTGATACCCGCCGTTGTCGGCATCGTACAAGAGGTCATTTGTCCAGCGCCAATCCTCCTTCATGCCGAGGTGGACGGTTTTTATTTCGATTTTGTTGGCTTCGACAAAATCGCGGATCAACTTTGCGTTATACTTTTTCATTGGTTCTCCTTTCTCCGATTTTGTTATCGTCAACAAAATCGTTTTTCTTTTCTCCGCCCCAGCAAAACCAGTCTGCACAAACCACCGCCTTGTGATAGTCGCATACGTATTCACAGTAATGTAAGCAGTCCTTGCAATGCACAACCTTTTCATACCCCAGCTGCACCGCCATACGCTTAAACTGGCTGCGGGTGGGGCGGTCAATATCGACCGTCGGAATCTTTTTCATTTCCTCGATTACGAGATCGGAAACGTATATTCCGTTCTGCGGGCTTTCTGCGTCAATCAAGCGCATTTTCATAATCCTCCCATATGTTTGCTTGTCCCGGAAGAACGCCGTCCTCCATCCACCAGTGGAAGACATCTTCGCCGGTCTTTCCCCAGCGCGGGTCATCGGCCTTCCCGCGGGCTTTTCGTGCTTCAAGCATCCGGTCAAACGCTCGGATGTAATTGCGCTGAAAACCTGGCCATCGGGCGAACGCTGCGTAACGGGCTTTCCCAGCCATTGGGCAGCCAACACAACCGACGCGGCAGAAGCCCTCGTTGTAAAGCGGGTTCGTCTCAACCTTTTGATCGGTGAGGTAATCCCACACATCTCGATCCGTCCAATCAATGATTGGATTGCACACTCGTTTGCCTTTCATCTGGCAATTTTCAAAAAGCTGTCGGTCTTCCTCGTTGTCGTTGTTCAGAATCAAGCCTTTCCTGCGGTCGGAAGTCTGAACTTCGAGCTTCCCGCGATTTGCCTCCCTCTTATATGATTCTGCCCACCGGACTCCCGTCACTACAAATCTCTCTTTGCCTGTCGTTTCTTTCAAGACCGCGCAACAGTACCGCGCAACTCTCATCGGCGGCATGAGTTTCTTCGGAATCAAGTCCCACATTGAAGTGCGCCTTCCCTGATATGTCGGAAGTTTTATTGTGTACTTGATGCCCTTTTCCTCGTACTCTTTGGCACGTTTTCGGACGTGGTATACCGTTTCCGGTGCGTCCGCTGTCGTATGGCTATGGACGATTTCAAACGGGATTCCGGCATTTTCGGCAAGGCGGCATATAACCGCGCTATCTTTGCCGCCGCTGTCGGTCAGCAGTAGCGGCTGCTTATACAGTTTCAACGACATTTGCGATGCAAGACGCAGACGCTCCATTGCTGTCTGTTCCAAATCAGTCATTGCCATTCGCTACACCCACCATTCCACCGCCACACACAGCGGGGACATTTGCCGTAGCAGGGTTTATGCATCATCCTTTACCTCCCGGTTGTTCAACAATTCGGTATAGTTTTTCTTTCCCATGCGGTATCATTGATTGCAGCGGTTCTCTTTTTTCGCACATCGCGATCTGCGCCCAGCGGTAGCCTTGAAAACACCGGTTTTTCGTAAGGTTCTCACGAGGGATGTAAAGCTGTTTGTGTTCAAGAACGAACACTATCTTCACTTCCTTTATACTTCGGCATGTCCGCCCATGCTTTCTCACCGTCCCAATCACCGCGTGTTTCAAGCTCGAACAGGTTGTTGCACTCATCGCAATCGATAATGCACAAGTCCTGCGAGACGCCCCAGCTTGTAGCGACAAGGATTTCCTGCCCATCCTTCGGCATTTCGCAGGAAAATATATATTCCTGGATTTCATAGTCAGCGTATCCGAGCTCGGCATACTCGGATTTTTCTTCTTCTGTCAACGGGCGCGTCGTGATCTCGTGCCAGATGATTTTTTCTTCATACATCTGTTTCTGCCTCGCTTTTGAGCCATTTTCTTATTTCGTCCTCGGGAAACTCTACAAACATGCAAAGGTGGAAAAATGGGCAGACGGTGCAGTTGAGCTTATCCGGGAAAACGCATTCTTCCATCTGCGCAATATAGACTAACAAGTCGGATATATCGCAGTTGCAAAGGTCGCACACGATTTTCTCACGGTTCGTCATTGTGTTCATCCTTTCTCTGATAGCAATTCAGCAGCGGGTCTATCGGATCGCAGAAGCAGCATGGTTTTCCGTCCGCAGCGCTCGGCGGGTAGTGGATGCAGGATTCGCATTCGTTCATGTTTACCACCATCCCAAAATCTTGCTTATGACCGCGAGCCATAACGCATCGGCTATGCAGAACAGCGCATGGGCTATGTTGTGATGAACGGTTTTCTCATACCACGGCGTAAACAATAACGATATCAAATACAGAACGCTCATTCCGCACATCCTCTCTTTGCACATTGGCCATAGCAGTGATGCAAGTGCTCGCACCGGTAACACACGCATTCGGCGCAGGTGAATTCATCCTCACACTCGCAGTCGAAATATCGCGGATTGTCTTTGATTTCGCACTCTGCGCAGATGTCAACACCGTGCTTCATTCCGCACCGTCCATTCGTGCGCCGCAATGGGGACAGAACGCGCTTTCTCCCATAAATGTGTTTGGCGCAAGACAAATTGAGCAACTATAGGGCTGATAAAAATCGTGTAAAACGCCCTTCCAATCTTCCCGTTTTACGACAAGCGGCACCCATTTCCCGTGCTGTGCAACTGGCTCATATTGGTTGCACTCTGCACAAGGATGATTATCAACCGCTCGACAAACGGGGTAATGATCGCAGCTTGGGCAGATGCTTTCTGCTCCTGCCTTGATTGTCTGGTGGATATCAATCATTTTCTTCACCCTCCACTCTCCATCCGTCCATAACCGCACCGCAATGAGGGCAGTAGGACGTTCGGTCAGCAAAACCGATTTCGCAAACAGAGCAGTACTGAATATCTCCTGCAAACTCTGCGTGAAATGGCATCCATTTTCCATGCCGTACAGGTGCAACGTCGGCGGCGGGTAGTTCAAAGATTGCTTTTCGTGTCGCTTCATAGTTGCCGTAAGAAAGCTGCACCGCTCTTATTGCTTCGTTCCGTGAAATGTATTCATCCGTTATCTGCATCTCCTTTCGGCGGTTCATTCCGCACCGTCCATTCTTGCGCCGCAGTTTGGACAGTAGTGATGCCGTTTTATGTCCGCTTTCCAAACATCAAAAGCGCTGTCACAGCAGGAGCAGATTATCGTGTCGGGTCTATCGCTGCTCATTGTCCACCGTCCATGTTGTACAGGCGCAACGTCGGCAGTGGGGAAGTCTTCAAGCTCGTTTGCCAAGTCTTCAAATGCTTCGGCAATGATTCCGCTTTCGCCGCCAAGCTCTTCAAAAGCGCTCTGTGCTTCTTCAGCTTCTTTGCGAATATAGAAAACAACATCTTTTTTGCTCATGTATTTAGCCATTGTCATCGCCTCCGAACTTCATAAAGCAGCCCCAAAAGGTGCCCATCTTTTTACCGGAGTGGTGGCCAAACAGCGGACGTTCTCCGATGGCGTCCCACACTTTTGCAGCCGGGATCTCGTATTCGCTCCACTTAAAGATCAGTACCCCATCCGGTTTTAAAACGCGCATACACTCCTTGAACCCGTCATGAAGCATCTGTGGCCAATCCTTGCCGAGCTTCCCGTATTTCTTGAATGTCCAGCTATTTTCACCGACATGAGCCAGATGCGGTGGATCAAACACGACAAGCGAAAATGAGTTGTCTGGGAACGGAAGATCCGTAAAGTCCGCCACCACATCGGGATGTACGATGCATTTTCTTTCGCTGTCATGCCGAGTTGATTTCCAAATTCCAGTATATTCCTCGTCTCTTCGGTCACAATAGACAGCCGCAGGATGCTGCTTGTCAAACCAGATCGTTCGGCTTCCACAAGTTACATCGAGAATTTTCTTATCCATTGTCATCCCTCCAAACTATCGCCGATCCGCAATCGTGGCAGAAGCGGGTTTTTCTCCCAGCGCAGAGCTCCCCGTTAATTTCGGACACAAATCTCATGTCACAAGCCACGCAGAAAAAGTGCTTAGAGTCTTTTTGGTTTAACACAACCGGTGGCTTCGGTATCTGCTTGTCCAGCGCATCACACGCCATAAGGCAAGCCTCGTCTACCGCCTCCTGCGATTTCTCCTTGCCTTTGAATCCGATCTCGGCAAGGGCTTCCCGCGTAGTGTCCGGGTGCAGGATTCGTTTTGCTTCTTTGTAGGTCACTTTATCAGCTCCTTTTCATATTTGCAGCATGCCATGTCGCAGTCCTTCCTGTCCGCGCACACGCTGCATCCGTGCGCTTTGGAGAAGCGGAAGAACTCCGCGGCAGTCCTTGCCGGGTAAACTTTACAGGCGGGGGTTTTCTCGGTTTTTGGCTTCTTGACTTTCACAGGTTCTTTTTTCGGCTTTCTGCCCTGCCTCATGTGTTCGGCTCCGGCCGCTCTCATTTCGTTTGCGAGACAGCCGCAGGATTTCGTCTGACCGTAAATGAAATTGTTCTGCATGATGACTTTTTCCGTTCCGCAATCGCACCGGACGCGCCAGAAAATAAAGCCTTTCCTGTCCGGCACATCGGCAAGGCCGAGAACGACGAGCCGCCCGAACCGCTGACCTGTCAGGTCTTTTCTCGGTCGTGCTTTCAAAGCCTCCCTCGCCTTTTCGAGCTTTGCCCGGGAAGCCTCGGAGTTCAGACAGCCGCAGGATCTTGTGCTTCCGCGCCGCAGGGAATACCCAGCGAGCACCTTTTCCGTCCCGCAATCGCATTTGCAGAGCCAGTGCACGCCGTCGTGCTCGGAGTGGTCGTATCGTATGACCGTCAGGCGCCCGAAGCGCTGCCCGGTCAGGTCAATTCGTTTCATCCGAGCCTCCGCTTGGCGTAGAGTGCCATGAGTAAAGATTCTGCACAGCCGTCATGCTCCTTGCGGCATCCAGCCGGGATGAGATTCACGCAGGGGAAGAGCCGCTTGCAGACCTCGATGGACGTGTTCTTGTCGGCGGTGACGGAAAATTCCTTCTTCCACTTCTGCGGGCGGACGAGCTCATACGGTATCTCGTAGGCTTCGAGCATCCCTTGAAGCCAGCCGAAGCCCTCACCGAAGTGGAACATAGACGTAACCCCCTGCCCCGGCATAGCGCTTACATGCTCCAGGCAGCACACCGCCTTTTCACCGCGCAAATCGGACAGTACGCAGCGGTAAGTGTCGCGGTCATACCGGAACGTCTGGACTTCCTCCCCATTCAGAATGGCGAGGCCGCCGTTCTTGCCGGGGTCTATACCGATGTAAGTCATCGGATATCGCCTCCCCATTGTTCGGCCATTGCCTCCGCAATGCCGGGAAATGTTTTGCTACGAACTTTTCCGCTTCTGCTGTATGTATCTTCCCAAGTTCGCGCTTTTCCGCTTGGCATCACACCGTACATCTCGGCGTTGTTCGGTTTTGGCAGCCCGTTTTCGCATAGCTTCGGTAGGTTTGTCAGCCATAAACATGTCGCCTTTGTGACATAGTTTTCCTTGTCATTTGGCGACGTGGCGAACATGTACGGGTGAATAATCTGGTCTGGTTTCCGATATGCCGTATTCAGAAATCCGACCGGATTTTCTATCGCGATACGCTCGGCGTTTGCAAGCAAAAACCGCATGAAGAACACCGCGCCTCTCGCACGTTCTTCCCATCGGGAAACGACTTTCTCCGGCGGGGTACAGCGCAAAGAAAAGCTCTGGGTAGCAACGTTGGACAGATAGGTGCAAGGCGGGTGTGCGATCAGCAAATCCCACCGGCCAATATCATGCAACTGCCCGTCCATAGTGACTACTCGCCCTCCCTCTATGGCCTTTAGCGCGTCGCCGAAAATGTGCCATTCGGGATGACCGCCGGACGGCTCCTGAATGTCGCAGCTATAGGCCTCGTGACCAAACTTGCGGAAAGCGATGCACACCCGCTGCGATTCTTCGCAGGCAATCAGGACTTTCATTCTTCCGCCTCTACGATCTCGCCATTACTGGCGGCAAATGCATCTTCCGTCTGTCGGATGATGCTGCTGCCGTAGGAATCGCGCGTCAGAGCGAAGAACTCTTCGGGCGTCAGCTCATCGCGGTCGATATCAACGTCATGCTGCCGGGCGAACTCCCGCCGCCCCTGTTCGCAGCTTCCGGTCAGCCGGTGGTGCCACGAGAAGAAATCCACCGCCGGGCGTTTGACGCCGGGCTTGAGCTCTTTGCAGAACGCTGCGATGCGTTCTTCCGTAGGCATATCGTCAAAGAGCTTTTCGAGTAGCGCCTCCCGCGCCTTATGCAGCGTCTCGCCGTGGGCGAACGTGTTCCCCCGCTTGCAGACGAATGTAGGAGCAAGCGAGAGATCGGTGCGGACAATGAAGCCCTTGGCAAAGTTGCCGATGATGCGCGTGAGGATCGTCGGCACGTCGTCGATCATATCGACCGTCTGCCCGTTAAGGGATTTTAAGCCGGAGCCGG